TTTAGTCCTTTAAATGGCACCGGTAGATCCTTGGGTTTCCAGAGTTATCCTTAACCCCTTATCACTTCCATGTGCCAGCTTTCATTCGCGCTCTAATCGTAGAGGGCGGCGTTTTATCAGTAACTGAGGTGGAAGCATGAGCTGGATTTGCACGAATATTACCTAAGGGCTCGCCCTTAGAATTGGAAGATGTTTTACCATCTTTTCCCCCCAATATTGCAAATGACAACTTATTAACTTCCCGCGCTTGGTCTAGCGGATGGAGTTTAGAAATTCTTTCGAGTTCAGATTTGTTTTTCCCAAGCCTGTAGGCTACATCAGCAGGATTTTGTACGAGTAAAAGAGCATCCCGAACATGTGGAGTGAACGGAACGTCATCGCCTCTTACTACATCATCAAAATCGTCATACTTTTCGGCAGCTCGGTCAAATTCATCGTTTAAACGTGCGTATTGCTTGTGAACGTGATTTGCGTGCTCTGCCTCTTTTGCTTGTCGCTCTTCGTGTTCTTTGGCACCAAGGGCGTAGCGTACGGCTCTATGTATCCTGTCTTCCTCTGACATCATCGGAGGAGACGGCTGACCTGGGGACGGAAACGGATTAATGTTTGATGGATGATTAGCAGGATTGGCACTGTCCATGTTCGCGCTTTGAAGCTGTGCTTGCATTCGCATCATGTGCTCTTGCATTTGCCTCATCTCGCGTTGATGTTTCTTGGCTTGCATCCCTAATCGCTTTTTAATTCCATAGGGATCATCCTGACTATTAGATTCTTGTTCAGCTGCATTAGCTTCCGCATCATCAGAAAAACCGGGATCTACTGCACCAGATTGTACAGTCTCATCGCCATCATTAACCTGTTCTTCAAAAGCATCTCTGTCTTCGTCCATGACTTTCTAACTCCTATCGACACGTATTTGTGCCCTAGACCGATTCGGCTGGTCTGAAACCCTGAGCACTTCCTGTGCTCGTTATTTATCAGTATACAATTGGAAAGTATATTGTACAGTGCACCTGTATACCCTAATTATTTACATTATGATTTTTTTTAAGTAAAATAAGGCATAAGCCTCTCTATAAATTACATATCCTTGATGAATTTATAACCCATGAGGGGCTTATAATATTTTTGCTCAATCAAAGCCTAGGGTAGCTCCCGAATGCTTAGCATCTCACTAAGTTGGCTTTGGCCCTAATTATGAGATTTACTGGAGAGGTGAACATGTCTAACGAAGCCGTTTACACACAAGAACAATATATAGACCATGAAGTGAGGTTAAGATTAAACGAAGCTAGATATAAACATTTAGAAAAATCCATAGAAGATGTAAAAAAACTACTTTATTGGGTTTTGGGAACCGTAATAGTAGGCGTATTAATCCCTGGATTTATTCATTCTTTATTTTCATAAGAAAATTTTCATCAATCTAAGATTGTGGATTATGATGTTTATGAATATCGCTTAATACTTTCGCAAGATTTCCAGAAAAGTCCTTCTCTGCCTTGTCTGCATCAAGCAATAATTTACCATGTTCAACTTTAATCTTTTGCTGTTCTACGCCCATTTTGGCTTGCATTTCTTGCGCTTTAAGAATCATCTCAGCTTGCTCTAGAAGATGCTTTTCTTTGCGGATTCTAAGCTCTTCAGCACGCTCCATAAGCTGCTGCTCTTCTATCTGCATTTTTTGTTCATTCATCGCCATCATTTGCTGTTGCTGCATCATTTGCTGTTGCATCATTTGTTCTTGAGGGCTTGGAGGTTTTGGTGGAAGTTGCTTACCTTCCTCTTTGGCCAATATCTCTGGAGGGACCATGGTTTTAAAGCGCTCTGCTACTTGCGGCATGTATTGAATATCCAAATTCTTAGCCCACAAATCAGCGATTAATGGGAATGCTTGAGGATTGGCTTGTAGCGTTTGTTGGAAGAACTCAAGAGCCATGTCTTTTTGTACTGCGAAACTAGGGCCTGTTGATATTTCAATATCATAGTTCTCATTATCTAGTTGATTGTCTTTAATCGGATTACCTTGTGAATCTTCACCAATTATTTTATTTAGCATAATAGAATCTGTCCGACCGTCTGCTTTTGAGACAACCATATGCCGTTCATTTTCTCCGACGACATAGGGCAATAAATCAAGAACAACTCTTCCCCCTTGTTCAATTGCCTGGTTTAAGTTATCAAACCAGACACCTGCCGACGCTGAGCCTTCTAACTTTCTTTCACGGCGTGCTTTGCCAGACATGTCATGACCTTGTAATGCTTCATTCTCAGAAAATCCAAGAATCTCTCTAATATCTTGTGAGCCCCTTTGGTATTGCTGTAATAGAGTTTGCGAGAGCTCCCATGGTGGCATTTTATTTGGCATTGCACCTGTTTTGGGATCTGGTCTTGCGATTAGAATTCCACTTTGAAGCTCTGGATTTCTCCACATTTGTTCATTACCAATGATATTGTCTGGTGTTCCAATCCATTGTTCACGACGTCTATTTTTAATTTCTGCTGCAATTTCAGAGCCTACATAGTTTATAAATTTTTGTGCGTCTTTAGATTCATGAATGAATGAACGCGTATATTGTTGCCCATTAATGTAATTAGAATCACCATCTACGAAAATCATTGGCAAATATTTAGAAGGCCAATTACTAAATTTAATGATTTGATTTTGAGTGAGCATGTATTGTCTTATTTTATAATCTTTACTCATTCTCTCGCCCACAATGCGCGGGATATCTTGGCGAATCATATCACCTACAACGGATGAAGAATTTGCTATTTCATGTTGCAATTTAATTGCATCTTGCATGTCATCCCATTGTTCCTGGGTCACAGACATGCCATTTGATAGAAGAAATAATTTAAGTGGGAACCATTCTTTATGTGTATATTTTGCAACAACTATCGTGTCTCTCGTTTCCCATTGAAAGTCCAATAAGTTTCTTGGATCGGAATATGAAACTGGATTTAACACGTTAGGATAGGTTGCATAAAATTCCTCTTTCGTATAAACATATTGGCGCGCACAAAAGTTACCATCTCCTTTGTGTGGTTTTATAGCAGTTGGGTCAAAGGATGTTCTCATGACATCAGGGATTAATTCATATTGAATGATTCTGTTAAAAGAGCGTGGGTTTTCATATTCAATACATATCTCAAAAGCTCCATAGCCCATCATGAGGGCCTGTTTGAATGCATTCTGGTATACCAGGTCATTCTGAGACTGATATGCGATTGTTCGTACTAAATCGGCTCTTAAATCGATTTGTTGTTGTGAGGCTTTGCCGGTTAAGGTTCGAACTTGTAAATCAGGTTTATTTTTTCGTTGTTCTGCTACTATCTTTTTGACAGGATCATATTGTTTGTTAAATGTCATTGCAGGCTTGAATAGTCGGCTAAATTCAGAACGTTCTACAGCAGACCATTGGTCACGCAATAGAAAGTTCATATCATCTTTACCGCGCACTGAATTCTCACCGAAATAACCATCCCAAAGCACCATGTCTTCTCGGGCTTGGTGCAGAATATCAGCTTCGTTTATGCCTTCCTCTTCGAGTTGCTGACGCAAATCGTCATTAATGCTATCAATGTCGTCTACCGACATGCCTTCAGCTATAATTTCCATGATTCCCTATTCCTTGGGATTTAGCCTTAACATCATGTCAAGGCTAGACTAACGTTAATTTACTATAGTATTACCTTCATAATTTACTTCACGATTTGGATCACTTAAGTCTAAAAGTTCCCAGTCATCTGCGACTAAATCCTCAAAGCTAAAAATGTAATTACCTGCGTTGGCAGTAGGCTTTGTTACAATTTTCCATATGTGTGTCATGCCAGGCATAAAAACAAGATAACCTTCCTCTGGTTTCCATGCTTTACGATAAACCCATTTTCTGTCTTGTAATTGTTCAATCGCTTGAGTCAAAAACATGTTTAAAGCTCCTTTTTTATTATGGTAAAACTGTTAGCTGGCAAGAGCCATTTGTAAATACAGGCTTGTACCATTGGTGTCCATTAGATCCAACGGCTGCTACAAAATCAGTGGCAAGTAAATTCATGCCTTGAGTTTTTAGATAATTATCTAAAAAACCTGCGGTTGCTATTTGAGATAATGTGCTATTTGGACAATATAGTCTGCCCATACGAGGGACAACTTCATTGTTTTCACCTGCAAAGTTAAGTATTAATGTGATTTCTGATTGAGCGGCCATTTTATATCCTTATTTAGTTGTTTAATATAGATGCTTTTTCCCTTTCTTTTTCCAATAATCTGGTATTTCTAAGAGCCAAAACATAATCATTAAAATGTGATCTGTTGGGAATTTCAACAATTACTTCTTTCATGAAATCCTTAAGGGCGAATATTATATGTTCTGGTACTGTTATGTCACTGCACTCTAAGTAATTAATCAATAAAATAATATCGATAGGTATGTCTTGGATATAAAGATCCTTCATTGCCCTGTAAATTATTTTACAAATATTATCGGTAAAATCCGCATCGCTAATAATTTGAGAAGATGGTAGATAAAGTTCTCCATCTAATAAAATA